GCGATCTATCTCTTTCGCGATAGATCCCACTGCGAGATTTAAAGTATCTCCTCATACGATAACGCCGGTTAATCGCACTCGTGTTCGTGCTACTGATAGTGTTCTACTTCAGCGCACGCGCACGTACAATATTAGTAGTGGTTACTCGACTCAGGAGTCCCATTGGATGGGAATCACGAATTGTAGTAGCCCCTACCAAGTTGTAGTGAATAACCCTGACGGGGTGCAGGTAGTCCAACTGGCTAACCAGCCGGTCCTGCCCTCGACTATCAAGGACACTACCAAACGTACTCGTTTGCTTGGGTCAGATCAAGGAGAACTCGAAATCTTTCGAGCCTCCATAAACTCACCTCCGCGAACGATACGCTGGCCGTCGACAGTGAAGAATTATTACACTGGATTTGCCATTTCCGACACGTGCAAACGCGCCGGTGGGACTGCCGATTATTTCGGTGAGTCCTGGTCTTATCCACGTTATACCTTCGCTCCGACATCAGCAATCTATCCACTAGCATCCTATAACGCTCTAAAGGCGTCCGAGATTGCTCGCAATAAGGCGTTAGCCCAACAGCAAGTAGTCCCTCTCCTTTTAGGTATAAATCCTTTGAAACGGGATTATAGCCTGTTAAGGAACGCAATAGAGCTCCGCGATTTGCCTCGTAGTATCCTCTCTCTAAAGGATACTATGGAGAAACTTCGACGGGTGTATGCTTCACTTCCCTCGGGTAAAAGAGACCTTATATTCAGTCTCAAAGACCTGAAAGGTAACATCCCAAATGAATATCTTTCTTTTCATTTTGGATGGAAGCAAACGTATAAGGATCTAGTAGATTTGTTGAACTTGCCCGAAAAGCTTAGCAAGAAATTGAATTTCTTGCTTCGCCGATCTGGCAAACCAACAACTTTTCGCATCAGTAGGAATTTCCTATCGAGCGAATCGGGAGTCCCGGGCTTCATCTATGACACGGTCTCTAATTTTGAATGGGTCGATTGGACCTATCAGAGTCAGAGTAAGATAGAGAGATCGTCTGAAGTGCGTTTAGTTGTAAACGCACTTTTTGACTTTCCCCCTGTCAACGTGCCCCAACTACAATCACATAGACTACGTGATTTCGTTGGACTCAATCCACGCCTCATTGACGTCTATAACTTGACGCCGTGGACGTGGCTATTTGATTGGTTTACTGGCATTGGTCAATACGTCGAGTTAATCGAAAGTATTAACCGTGACAATAACCTCATCAATTGGGGTATGATCTCCGTTGTTACCAAAGGAGAACTTACCACTGAGTTTAGATCTGTTGTCCCAAATACTGCGTACACATATCTGGATGGTCACCAAACTTCTGGCAGTGTTGTAAACATTGACCAGAGGCATAGGTCCACCCTTTCTTTCGAGTGTCATACTCGTCAGGATGTGGGCGCAGTTTACGATGTGAAGCAAACCAGTATTCCGTCAACCCTGACGGCGTACCAGAACTCGATTCTCGGTGCACTTCTTGCACAGCGATCGAGTAGCAAAAGGTGAGATTGCTTATTTTCTCTCACCCATCGCTCATACTCACAAAGGAGACGTTCCCATGTTAGCCGACCCAGTATCATTGACTGCAGCCGCACCGACTCCTGCCCTGGCACTAGGAATAGTGAAACAGGACGGATACGGTTCCGAGAGACGAGATACGGGAGGTAATAACTACACAGTTATCACCAACCATGTCAAGCTCAAGGGTGGCGGTCGAAAGCACTACGTCCAGATGAAACTGGACGTTGTTGCTCCAGACCCTGTCACCGGCGTCAACAAGACGTATACTGCGTCTTGCTCGCTTACCATCGTTCGTCCGATTACGGGCTTCACGGATGCGGCAATTGTCGCACTCTGTAAGGCCCTCACGGACTATCGTGATAACGCGAGTGTTACCACAGCTCGCCTTCTCCAGTTCCAATCATGAGGGAGACGTATCATGGACGATTCCAGTCGGAATCGCCCTCGATCGTCGCTCATCTTGGTGATGACTGTCGTAGGCGCTTCATTGCTAGTGTCAGCCTGTACGGTTTCCTCGGACTTGTTGCCGCGGTTTTCCATTACAGTTGACCCTCCTCTGAAGACTCTTGCTCAGATTGAGCAAAAGCCGCTGTAACTGACATTTCTGTCAGTTCTGGGTTGCTAGGGGACTTGGAATCGCTTAACCTCTCATAAACTGGAGGCAACGATGAAAAGTCCAATAGCTCTCCTATCAAGTCTTCTTGACGATGTCAAGAGACTTAATCCTGGTGTGAAAGGCCTCAATCGTGATATCGTCACGATTGAGAATCGTTTCGAAAACGAGGGCTACGGCTTCCTAGCCGTGGCTTTACCTTCCCTGTGTGATTCCCTCTACGAGGGTCTCAAACATGGTCGGTTCACCTGCCCACCTGGGTTCCGTAAGGAACCCAAATGGGGAACAATCCCGAGACTCTTTTCGGGTATGTTCTGTGAAGTTTTCGATATCGAGACTGGTCAGCTTAAAGATCCGGTAGACACCGGAATACTTCGCGATCTTATTCAGATCCTGAAGCTCTTTAAGAAAGTCCAGCTTTCACCTTCAAATGAGGAGTTACTTCATGAAAAGGCGGTCGCTGGCTTTTACGAATGCGATGACGTGGCTACTTTGGTTGATTTTCCAGAGCGCCACGATCACCTTATTCGTCTTGTATCTAGACTCATTCTTCCCTCCCTCGATTTGAAGGAGATGGAGAATGCAGCCTACAAACAAGGACCAGGAGCTGTTGAAGAAAGGGTCAAGCCTAACCAGAAATGGTCAAGGCTTGCCTCTGCTATCCGTGAGGATAGCGATCTTCCCGACTGGACAAATCTCAGGGGAGTTTTTGACTCATCTGGGATCAGTCCACTTCACTGCCGATCTTGGAAAGGTCCGGTTGTTCTTCGATCAGATTTCTCTGACGTTGGACCACATGGATACTTTGCATCGATTGGCCTTGACGTTGTCGGCGATTTTCGGCAACAGCGATATCCACGAGCAGTTCAAGCAAGACTGATATCCGTCGCGAAATCATCTACTTCGCGCCGAACTATAACCATTGAGCCCCTATTGCGGATGTATATGCAACAGGGTCTCAACACAGTACTCAGAGATAGCATCAATGAGTGTCCTGTGTTGCGGTTATGTCTTGACTTGACCGACCAGGCTAAGAATCAAACCTTAGCGCTGGAAGGTTCCACATCTGGCAACTGGGCTACACTCGATTTGAAATCCGCTTCGGATCTGCTTAGCTTAAAGCTAGTCAGATCCGTATTCGGATCTCATCCCAAATTTCTTGGGTATCTCGAGGAGAGCCGATCTCCCTTTGTTAAGTGCGAAAACAAACCGCTCTTAACTCTAGGGAAATTTGCCGGTATGGGGAACGCGACTACCTTTCCAGTTCAATCCATCTGCTTTGCTGTCGTATGCATTGCAGCTATTTTGGATTCGTGGGGTACTAAACCCACGTACTGGAATGTTCGTCGTGCTGCTCGAAACTTGCGTATTTACGGCGACGATATCATCGTCAATACCAAGTTTTCGCACCAGGTTGTGGACTGGCTTCAAATAGTTGGCCTGAAGGTCAACGAAAAGAAGAGCTTTCTCACTGGTAACTTTCGAGAAAGCTGCGGCGTCGATGCTTACAAAGGAGTACAAGTGACTCCTGCGTATTGTCGATACCGTCCGGACTATATCGGCGAAAGTCCGAGCTCTTATGCTGGTTTCGTTAGTCTTAGTAACCACTTGTGGAAACTAGGACTTTACTCTTCCAGCACCTGGATTAAAGATCAAGTAGAAGCATCATTAGGAAGATGTCTTCCACTTGTCTCTAGTCAATCAGGCGTGCTCGGGTGGCATAGTCGCCAAGAAGCCTCTACAGCACAAAAGTGGTGTAGGGACACACATCAGTTTTTAGTAAAGGCTGATGTGCTTGTTCCCCTGAAAAGGGATGACAAGCTTGATGGCTATGGTGCCTTACTTAAGTGTCTCTCCAGTATGGTTTCTAAACCTGCTGAAGAAGTGATCAATCGCATGCCCGAAGAACTCGTGCATGAGAAAGATCATCTTAGTAAGACCGTCATACGGTTTAAACCCCGCATGACCCGCCGATGGGTGCCTGTCCTGCAAAGGACAGGTTATAATCTTGAAGTATAAACTGCTTCAAGTCAGAGACGGCAAATATCTTATGAATCTTCACAGATTCTCTCTCGGTCTCTTGGAAGAGACCGTGTAAGATATTCC